TTGTTACAACACCAGCAGTAGCATCTTGATTAATTTTCCACTGCCCACCATTTAGGAGAATACCATACTGATCAGTATAATCGTAACGTGATTCTGTACGGTTATTAATGCAAAGAGGATAACCTGTGTTTACAGTTTGTCCATACTGGTTTGTGTTACCATCTTGGTATGGTTCATAGTATGCTGTAGCACTAGGCACGTCTGCTTCAGCAGGGGTGGTGTCAGTAGTGTAAAGCTTAAGAATTAGATCCCTTGGTGCATTATCCTCTCTATCCAAAACGAAGTTGTTCTGGTTAACGAGATAACGAAGTGACTCAAGTTCGCCAATATTAGGTACTAGCAGTGCCATTTAATTTGTCTCCGAAAATCGTTTGTGTTGCTTACTTACGTTTATTTATAAAATAATCGCTCCTCGATTATTTATCAAAGGAAAACTTTAAGAGATAACATAAATCTCCTAATCTGGTTTACCTGGTCAACTCGGAACCGTAACATATCCCCAGCTATTAAATCTTGATCCCAACTACTTAAGTTATCACCACTTGCTTTCAAGTTTCCATTAATCTGTGGTTTATCACCACCACATATAGTTTGGAAGTTAGGAAAATCATTGAATGTACATTTCTGTATATCCATAATAAGAATACCAACTACGTCTGAAGTTAGTGTCCATGACTGGATTCTTCCAGTTACATCTATCTGCAGTTCACCTTTCTCTCCAGTGTTCATATCTACAGAACCACTACCATAAACAAAATTAATTGTTCTGGTAAGATCTGCAGTTGTTGATTGAGCAACAGTGAAAAGCTTATCTCCAGCAGAAGGTGCAGTTGGGAATATTATCTTACTCCCACTAACAGTATAATCTACTCCTGGATGTTGAAGTAATCCATTAATAGAAACAATTAACTGTCCTTCATTTGTTGGAAAGTATGGAGTGCCTCCTTCTGTTAAATCAAACTCTGTCTTTGTTCCATCGAACTGAGCAGTGAAATCATCAAGAACCTCATTATTATTCTGCAAATATTTTGCAGGAATATCATAATTTACACCAACTGCAAATTTCTTCTTGGCCTCAGAAACTATATTATAGTTTTGAGATTGTACTGATACATTATAGGTAGGCATCAGGAAACTCCAGGTGTTACTTCTATTATTCCTTCAATAACTCTTGACTTAGTACCCGAAGGTGCAGTCAAAAGAATATCATAAACATACCTTCGAGCTTCTAAGGTAGTTGATGTAGCATTAGGAAGGGTTATTGATAATTGTCCGTTATATCTGTCTGGAAAATCAACTGTAAAGTCTGTTGATGTAGATGAAGTAAAACTTCGTTTCAATTTCGCCACAGCACTATAACCAGTTAAATTTAACGGTGTTGTATTCGCTTCATTCTGAATATTAAAGGTCGCACTAAAGTCGGTTCCTTTCTCACAAATTAAATTTATTGGTATAGCAGCCATCTGACATATAAAGAACCCCTCACTATTTAGCGAGGGGGAACTTTGTTATTCGGTTGGAGGTGTTTCGGGTGTTTCCGTTTCTGGTACTGGTAATGGTTCAGCGTTAACCTCGCCAGTTAAAATACCAAGAGTTTCTAGTCCACCTTGAAGCTTTGTACGATACTCTCTAAGACGAATAAGTTCTGTCTCTGCCTTAGATATTTTCTCGTTAGCATCAGAAAGTTGTTTAGTAAACTCTTCTCTCAACTTTGCTGGTTCCATAGGAGCAGCATTTGGTGTTTGGGTCATAATAAGTGATCGATCTTACTTATTTATTATAGCATGGATCATTGATTTTAGCTCAGCGAGTTCGGATTTTACCATCTGCAATTCCATATCAGAATACTTTGATCGAGCTCTTGCTGCTCTAACCTGATCAAATGATTTCTTATCCTTATTGATTATAGCACCAGTTTCCGAGTCTCTATAAAGACCGTCCTCACCTTCTACTTGGATATCCATTAGAAGGATGCTACTGCTCTTATATCTTGTAGTTTAGGTACGTATGCTGGATTATCAGAATTCATAACAACTTTAACTGCAAAAGAAGTAAACTCAGGTAAGTTAGAGATACTAAATGGAATCTCCTGATATGAATCTTGCTTCTCGAATAGACCAGATATTTCATTCTCTGGAGTAGGAGCTAATTCAATATCAGCCTTACCATCTTCATTAAAGAACTTCCATTCAATATCATCAAAATTGACTTCGCTAGATTCTTCCTTAATCTTATAAAGAACTTTGATATCATCAATATTTCTTAAGTTAGTAGTAAGCTTAACATCGATTGATGTACCTGGATTCTCTATAGCAATTTCCTTGGTAACATACTTAGCAATACCAGAAGTATTCTTAGAGGAATCTTCAGAAACATGCCCCACACCATTTTGCAATGTTGCAGTTTTTACTTCCCACCAAGTTTCAGTATTAGCTTCTTGACCAACAAAACTAAGTAGATCAGTAACCCTGAATATATCATTCTGTTGATCTGTTGGATCCTTCTTCCTTTCATAAGGTGAGAGTGCTGTTACTTTAGAAGTAAAGTCATTATTGATAGGTTGTTTATTATTAAACAATACTAGTTCTTGAGTCTTAGCATCCCATTCAACAACTGTACCACTAATCTTATCTAGATATAGATCATCAGTAGTATCTGAAGTTGTTGTTTGCTGTTCGTTATATCTATTAACAGTTGTACCTACGGTAAATGTAGGTGTTTTGAGACTTGATCCAGCATCTGTAACTGTACAATTCAAAGATGTATCAGTTCCAAGTGTTAGTACTTCTCTTGCTTTAAAGGTTCCTTCGTTAGTTACCTGAACAGTCATTGTACTTGTACCAGCATCCCAACCTATAACAGTACCAGCACCACCAGCAATATTAGCAACCTCTGATGTAGCAGCTACAGTTGTACTATTGACAGCCTGAGGAACTGTTATAGCAGCACCACTATGACCTGTTATAGCAAATGTAACAATTGGATAAAGCTTTATAATTTGATTCTGTCTACCATATCTACCTTCACTTCCAGTAGGATTCTCAATTCTATTAGATACAGTCTTAACAGAACTAGTTCTAAGATCGATAACAGGGGATAGTGTTGATTGAGTAGATGAAAGATCTAACTTATAAACTAAAGAATTTGCAATATCATTTCTTAATGCATTAATTCTAGAAGCTAACACCTTCTGATTTATGAAGAAATGTTCTTGTTTAATAAATGTCTTCTCATAATTAGATTGAGAATAAGAAGTATAATTAACAGGACCACTATCTACAGGAACTATGTTAGTTGTTTTAACAGATGATTCTATCTTTGTTTGTGGGAATGAGAGGTAACCAATATCAGCATATAATTTCTCATATTTCTTATTAAGAGAAATCAATCCACCTGATCCACCACCAATAGCATTAGAGCTTGCATTAGTTGTAGATACAATATTAAATGAATCAATACCAGAGTTCTCAACTGTGAATAATGTAGTATTCATAGAAGATGCTGAGATACCACCAGTCTCTTTAAGACCTTTGAAGAATGCAAATGACTTACCACTATCTTCAAATCCGTGATCTCTATGAGTAACTTCAATATACTTATTATTTCCTCTAAATCTCTCTAGAGTTGCACTACTACTTGCTTCAGCACTTGTACGTATGGAATCACTATCCATAGTTTCATATCCTATGTTATCATTTGTTAACATAACACTCGCAGTTCTAGAAATATCAAACTCTGCTCTATTAAGCTGGAACTTGATATCTTCCTTAAGGTTCTCTGTCCAAGAATCTACATTCTGTGATCTATAAACAGATCCCAATCCAGGTTGTACTGTAACAGTTCCCGAACCTGCAGGTTCTCCAACTTCAGAAGCCCATACTTCATAATCAGTAGAATCAGTTTCGATAACAAAAGCATACTCTGTATCATTCTGTAAATATACAGGATAATCAAATTCAAACTCAGTTGGTACGCTACCAGCAACGTCAGTTACCAAATTAGTTGATACACCCATTCTTACAGCAGGTGTATCGATATCTACAACTGCTTCTACAGCAGCACCAGCATTACCAGAACCAGTTCCAGCAATAACAATAGATGGAGAACTTGTATATCCAGAACCAGATATAGAAACTTCAGAATTAAATAACTTACCACCAGATATTCCTAATGTTCCAGTAGCAGTAGTACCACCTGGTAATTGTGGACTCTCAATAGTCATTGCTGCACTATCATAATTAGATCCAGCACCAATAACCTTAAGATCAACAACTGATCCAGAATCCTTAGCAATAGTAACAGATATTGAAGTATTATTTGTATTATTCGCTAGAGTTATTGATGGAGCAATAAGTTGTTCCCCTGCTTGGAAAGAATTACCATTGTTATTAGAAAGAACAAGTGTATAAACCTGATCTGCTGATACTGGAATCTTATCTGCAGCTCCTGGTAATACTTCA